AGAGGTGGTTAAGTACGCCGAGTGCGTGCGCCTACTCGCGTCCGCATTTGACACGACCATCGAAGTACGCGCGCTCTCCCTCTACGACCTCCCGTACAACACCGCCCACCCCTACGACTACGTACTACTTTCGGGCGTCCTCTACCACATAACCGACCCCGTACTTGCGCTGCGCCTCACCTTCAACGCTCTATCCGACGGCGGGCGGCTATTGATTGAAACCGAAGCGCACCCCGGCGAGGACAAAATCATACGTTACGCCGGACCGTCACGCGCCACGGTAGGCGGTACGGCCAAACAGCGCAACCGCCAGGGGTGGAATTGGCTCATCCCCACGGTACCGACGCTCGTGCAAATGCTAACCGACGTGGGGTATACGACGCCCACCCCCGGGCAATCGTGGATGGTCAAGCACCGCGCATACGTCGCCGCCGACCGCGCGCGATATGTGGACATGTTACGCGCTGGGCTATCAAATCGCGGCATCGGGTAAATGATAGAGTAGGTACGATATGCGTATTTTATGGGTCGGAGACGCAACCGTCAGCACGGGTTTCGCCCGCTGCACACATGCCGCGTGCGACCGGCTACACGCTAGCGGGCACGACGTATACGTATTAGGGATCAACTACTTTGGCGACCCCCACGATCACCCATACCCTATCTACCCCTGCCGTCAGCCGTTGGCCGGGGGCCGAGATACGTTTGGCGTCACGCGCCTGCCTCGCCTAGTCGAACAACTCAAACCCGACGCGGTGGTATTACTAAACGACCCGTGGAACGTGGCCGGGTATCTCGATTACGCTACCGCGCAAAACGTAGACCTACCACCTATCATAGCGTGGCTCGCAGTGGACGCCGCCAATCAGCGCGGGGAGCGTTTAAACGAGATCGCGCATGTCATCGTATGGACCGAATACGCGGCAGACGAACTACGGCGGGGCGGATACGACGGCACTCCCGGTATTGTACCGCTCGGTGTCGATCACTCCACCTTCTACCCCCGCGACCGCACTATCGCCCGCGACATCGTGACCCCGGCAAAGGTGCCGCGTGATGCATTTATTATCGGGTGCGTAGGGCGTAACCAGCCGCGCAAACGTATCGACCTAACTCTAGCCTACTTCGCCGCGTGGATGCACGAGTACCGGCATACCAACACGTATCTCCATCTCCACGTTGCGCCCACCGGCGAACAGGCATGCGATATCCAATCCCTCGTGCGCCACTACGACATAGCCGAGCGCGTGATAATCTCTAAACCCGACGTGGGGCAAGGTATACCCTCTGAGATGCTCGCCCGCGTCTATTCGTCCTTCGACGTCTACCTCTCCACCACACAAGGCGAGGGCTGGGGGCTGCCGTGCTTGGAGGCGATGGCGTGTGGCATACCGGGTATAGTGCCCGATTACTCGGGTCTCGGTTCGTGGGTGGGAGACGCAGTATGTAAGGTGGCGTGTACCGGAAGTGCGCTGTCGGCACCGCTTAACGACTACCCGTATACGATAGGTGGGATAGCGGATAAACGAGCTACGGTTGACGCACTACAGAGCATGTATGCGAGTACGGCTAGCACGGATTACCGCGACAGGTACCGTAAGCGCGGCCTCGCTCTCGCCGCCCAACTATCGTGGGAGCGTACGGGTGAACTATTCGAGACTGAGTTACTTGCAGCCGTAGAGCGCGCACGTACACACGCACGTACACACGCACACGCACACGCACGCTCCCACGCACAGTGTATACGCACTGACGATTTGCAGCTCGTACAGACCGCGACGGGTGGTGCGGCAAGTGGCTAGACGACAACCGACCACCCGTACCTCATTCACGCTACGCGGTAGCCGCAAGATGCAAGACGCCCTTAAACGTATCGTCAACCTCCACCCGAAGCGCGTTAAAAAGGCACTACGTATCGAGGCCGAGGAAATAATGACGGTGTCTAAGCGCGACCACGTACCCGTAGACCTCGGCCCTCTGCGTGCATCGGGCACCGTAGGAGACGTTACGCGCAGGGGCAAGACGTTGAGTGTGCCGATGCAATTCGGCGGCGCGTCTGCCCCTTATGCCTTGGCGGTACACGAACACCCGTCCGACCACTCGCCGCCTACATGGGAAGGCAAAGTAATCGAGTTCTCCCCTACCGGACGCGGACCAAAATACCTAGAGCAACCTATGCGAGACGCGCAGCCCGAATTACCCAAACGCCTAGCCGCACACCTAGACCTCGACGACTTCGAGAGCGTGACGTGAGCCGCTACCTCACCATCCTCGCCCGCCAGCGCCCCTTCGACTTCAACCAAGACGAATCGGGCCGCGTTATGTTCTCATGCAACTACGACGCCCGCGCAGCCGCACCGGTAGAGCAGTGGGGTGAGGAGATAACGGCGGTACTAATCGCGTCTGGCTCGTGCGTCGCGCTAGGTACAGACGTGTTTATCGGACGGGCGGCTAAAATGCCAGTAGGCGAGGGGCCGTATGTAACCGTCCTACCGACCGGGGGCGCGAATGGTCGACCCTCCACCCACAACCTCGACCTATACGAAGACCTATCAGTGCAAATCGTAGTCCGCGCCACCAAATACCGCACCGCCCGAACTCGCGCCCTCGCTATCTGGCGCGCGCTGGACGGTATACGCAATACCACCTTGGTCGCTTAAAGGCTTAGGAGCGCACCACGGTGGACGTACCCATACACCCTACACACACACAACCAACCAACCAAACCAACAGGAGACAGTAATATGTCAAATGCAGTAGCGGGCCATGGCGCGCTAATCGCGGTTGAGAGTAGCCCTATCGTGGCGGGCACTTTCGTTGACATCGCGGAACTGACAAGCGACCTTGATTTCGGGGTCAACCGTCCGTCAACCGATGTCACACCGCACAACGACACGATCGACGCGCACATTGTAGGTGTGATGCGTCGCGACCCTTTGGCCCTCGTGGGTAACTTTATCTTCGATGGCGCAACGCACGATCAGGCGACGGGTTTGCAGAAGCACTGGATCGACGGCGATAAATTCGGGATCTTGTTCAAAGGCCCGGCTTGGGCCGCCGATACAGACGAGATTATCGCTAGCGGTTACATCACCAACTTTATGCGTACCGCGCCGAATAGCGAAGGTGCGTATGGGTTTGAGGCGACACTACAGCCCAGCGGCCCGATGAAAATCGACGGCGTTACCGTTGGCACAGAGGCCGCGTAACGTGTAGCCGGTGCGTTGAACACCACACACAAGGGATGAGACACAATCGCGCAATCGCGCAAAGGTAGATAGGTACGGTACGGCACACCCCACTAGGTATCAGATAAACGAAAGGTAGAGAGCAAATGACAACTAAGACAACCAAACAAACTAAACGAACCACGACCAAACGAGCGACCAAACGCCCGAGCAACGTACACTCAATAGCACAACACACGCTTACCCCAGACGAGCTATTCACAGCCCCGGTAGAGCGGCTAGAAATACCAGAGCTGCAAAAGAACGGTAAACCAGGGGTGGTGTATCTAAGGCTGCTTACCGCCGATGAGGTGCTGTCGTTCGGGGAGATGGATAAAAACAGCCCCGAGCAGCGCGAGCAGCAATTCAAGCTAGTAGCCCACGCTCTGTGCAACCCCGACGGCACGCGCCTTATCACCGACGACAGTGACATCTCGCTAGTGGTAAACATGGCCGCACCCGTGTTTATGCGGATACTACTCGCCATCACTAACGCGGCCACGGGCAGCGACAGTGGTGCGGGGGGCGTGGGGGGAAACGCTTAGGGCGGGGAGACCGCCTATTTGCGTATCGGTTAGCTAAGGAACTAGGTGTATGGGATGTAGACGGCATGTTGGCCCGTATGACGTGGCGGCAGTTTTGCGAGTGGCAGACGTACGCCGCGCTAGAGCCGTTTGGCGAGGAACGGGCGGACCTACGGGCGGGCATTATCGCCGCTACCGTCGTCAACATGAGCGCGCAAAAGCGCAAAGGGTACAAGGCCAAACCAGTCGACTTTATGCCAGCGTACACAGAGCAACGACAGCGGCAAACGCAATCGCAAACGCAATCGCAACCGTCACCGTCACCGTCACCCCACATAACCTCCGCGCAATTCTCGGCCATGAAACAGCGAGCACGGGCATACGCACAGGCGACGTAACGTGTAACGTAACGTGTAACGTAAAGGTAGTGAACGGTAAACGGTAGACGTTAGGTCAACACTGTGGCAACTAGCATAGGTACACTCGAAGGGCTGCTCGTCCTACGCGACGAATTCACGGGGGCGCTCACACGCGCCACCGACCAACTAGCGCAGTCCGGTAAGCGCATAGAGCAGCTCGGTCAAAACATCTCGAATGTCGGTAGCCGCCTCACTGCCACTCTAACCCTACCGCTCGTGGTAGCCGGTGGCGCGGCTATTAAATTCGCTACCGAGTTCGAATCCTCGTTCGCGGGTGTCCGTAAAACGGTTGACGCTACCGAAGAGGAGTTCACGCAACTCGCTCAAGGTATGCGCGATCTTGCACGTACCGAAATACCTATCGACGTTAACGAGCTAAACGCCATCGGTGAGGCGGCTGGTCAACTCGGTATACGTACTGAGAATATCCTCTCATTCACCCGCGTGATGGCGGATCTAGGCGTCGCCACTAACCTGACTTCTGAGCAAGCCGCCGTCTCTATGGCGCGTATAGCTAACGTCACCGGCCTACCCCAAGACCAATTCGACCGGCTAGGGTCTACGGTGGTTGCGCTCGGTAATACGTTTGCGACCACCGAATCTGAGATCGTCGAATTCGGCACCCGTATAGCAGGCGCAGGAAAGTTGGCCGGATTAACCGAGGCGCAAATACTAGGCATCGGTACCGCCATGTCGAGTATCGGTGTACAGGCAGAGGCTGGCGGCACGTCTGTACAAAAAGTACTGCTAGGCATGATACAGGCCATCGGCGAGGGCGGGGAGGAGTTGCGCGTGTTCGCTGAGACTGCCGGGGTCTCGTCTGCTGAATTCGCCAAACTATTCGAGGAAGACGCGGGGGCGGCGTTTACAGCGTTCGTCGAGGGATTGGGCAGGCAAGGCAATGCTGGGATCGGGACGCTACAGGATCTGGGGCTAGCAAACGAGCGGGTCATTCGTTCATTCCTATCACTCGCCGGTGCCGGTGATTTGCTCTCGCGGGCACTGGATACTGGTACGGTGGCATTTGCCGAGAATACAGCTCTCGCCAAAGAGGCCGCGCAGAGGTATGCGACATTCGAGAGCCAACTCACCCTAGCGTGGAACCGTATCAAGGACGTAGCCATCACCCTCGGCACCGCCCTGCTGCCCGTGCTACTCGACGGGTTGAAGGTGTTAGAGCCGTGGGTCGATAAGCTAGCGGACCTAGCAGCCCGATTCGCACAACTCCCCGCGTCGGTACGCACTACCACGCTCGTGCTTGTTGCGCTCGCCGCCGCTGCTGGGCCGTTGCTATTCGTCACTGGGCAAATGGTCTCGGCATTCGGCGCACTCACAGCCGCCGCGCCCGTTATGGCTAAGGCGGTTACTCTCGCTCTCGGTCCGTGGGGGGCTATCGCGCTCGCCATCGGTGCCGCCACAGTCGCGATTAGGGCTTGGATTGACGTGCAAAACACCGCGCACACGGCAATGCTTAAGTCGCTCAAGCGGTCAAACGACTACGCCAAGTCGGTCGTAGCGCTACGTAACGAACTCATCGACGCCCGCGACTCACAGCGCGCACTATCAGACGAGATGATAGAGACGGTTGGACGCGGGCTTGCGGGCATGGTCAGTGGTCTGGACGTCGCCCGCGGCAAGCTCGATGAGATGCGCGAGTCAGCCAAAAAGCTACGCGGTTCTGGGTTTGGGCCGCTCAATAAGGACATCGAAAAACAGGCGGCGCTGGTCAAGCGGCTAGAGAACGAATACAAGGTCGCTAATAAGCTAGTAACCGATGCCGTAGCCGCGCAAGCCGAGCTAAAGGGGGAGGTAGAGGAAGCGAATGACGTTCTAGTTGTCGCTACGGGTGGGCTTGAAGATTACGGTGACGCTGTCGATACCGCCGCCGACGTTACTAGCGCGCTGTCGGGTGAGATGGAGGGGGTCACTCTCAACCTGTCAGCTCTTACTAGTCCGTTTGAAGACAACACCGAGGCGGTAGAGCGCAACTGGAAGACATACGAGCTACTCAAGAGCACGGTCCCAGGTGTCAGCCGCACCCTAGACGAGCTAGCCGACATAACCAACCGCTTGCGTACGGCAATGGTAAACGGCGATATCTCAGCCGAGCAATATAGCGACGCTATCGACCGTATCAACACGGTATCCGAGGAAACAACCGACACCACCAGCAAGCTAGCCGACGGGTTTGCCAATGCCATAGCCGATATGGTGATTAACGCCACGTCCTTAGACGACGCCCTGGAGGCTCTACTACTGGGGGATCAACGAAGTCGAGTGTCTAGTTTCGTCGATTCCTTTGTTGACGGCTTCTCTAAGGCCAAAGACGCGGGACTCGGGGCGGCGGACTCGCTCAAAAAGGGCTGGCAAGCCGCTAAGGAAAACCTAATCGGCGTCGGTGCGGCCATCTCTGCCGGGTTCGCGGCATCGTTTGGCGAGACTGAGGACATCGCCATCGCCGCCCTAACGTCCATTATGAATTTCGCGCAAGGCAATCTGGTGGGTGGCTTTATTGCCGCTGCCGGTGCGATATTGGGCGCGATCAAATCGATATTCAGCAAGTCCAAAAAGACCGCCAAAGACCTCGCCAAGGAACTCGGCTTCGCTCTGTCCGATGAGCTACTCAAAGCCATCGACACTATGAAGTCCCGAACCGGCGGACTCGAATCTGCGTTACGCGCCAACCTAAGCGATGTCATACGCGAGGTAGGCATAAGCAGCGTCCGAGAGCTGCGTAAATTCGTCAGCATGGCGGGTCAACTCATTAACGACCTCGGCGCCGGTACGGTCAACGCGCGCGTGGGGATCGATGCCCTATCCGGTTCGCTAGATCAGATCCTAGACAAGTTTGAAGACGTGAGCGGCACCATCGGGGCGTTAAACCAAATCGCCGCCACCTACACGCTGCTGCTCAACCAAATGCGCGCGGGCACCATTTCTGCGGCCCACGCGACCGAGGTATTAGAGTCCACCTTTGCGAAGTTCTTCAACGTCGCTCGTATGCTAGGCCAGGAGGGGGCGGACGCGATACGCAAAGTAGTAGAGGAGTCGCGCGCGGCGGGTATAGAAGTCGAGGCGTTCGCTTCTACCCTCAAGGCCACTGTGCTAGAGGCGCTAGAGATAGTCGAGCAACGTAACCAATTCCTCGTAGACCAAAGCATGACGCTACTAGCCGGGTTGGAGCAAATGCTTGCCGACTCGGTAGGGCTCACTAAACGCCAAGTAGATTTCGCCGCCACCTCGATACTTGACGCATTCGGCGCTATGGCGGCGGCGGGTGTGCCGCTTACGGATATTATCGCGGAACTCGGTGATGCGTTTGCTCTTATCGAAGCGGCTGGCTTAGACATCGGCGCAGTACTGCCTGAGGGGTTTGAGCGGCTCGGTGAGATTATCGATATCCTGGCCGAGGGGCCGATTAGGCGGGCGACGGAACAGCTAGCGGGCATGGCTACCGTAACCGAAGCACTAGGTAATCTCGGCGTATTGTCGGCTGAGCAATTCGACACCTTTGGCGACAGCGTACGCAACACATTCCGCCGTCTCATAAGTAGCGGGTTGACCAGCGAGGAAGCGCTCGCGGCTCTCGCGCCACAACTACAGCTACTCAACGACCTGTCCGAGCAATACGGGTTTGAGCTTGACCGCAACACCCAGCGTCTAATCGCCCAAGCCAAAGAACAAGGGTTGGTGGCGGACCAGGGACTGACTACTGAGGACATACTTATCAAGGGGTTTGACAAATTACTTGAGGGTGTTAACGCACTTATCGCCGCGCTCGGGGGTGTGCCGATTGCGTTTGCCGAGTGGGGTAGGTCAGCCGACAGAGCCGGAGATCAGGTCGAGGATCTAGGCGATCAGTCAGAAGACGCCGCCGACAGGGCAACGGCTGCGTGGAAACGATCGGCGCGGGATATAAAAGCCGACTTTGACCGGATCAACCCCAAGGGGGGAGGAGCTGGGGGGTCTCGCGGTCGTAGCCCGAGCGGCTCGCCTACCTCACAACGCATAGCCGGTACAACCGGGTTTGGTTTCACGCCCCCCGCCCTCGCCGCCCGCCAGCAGTTTGACAGTGTGACAAACAATCTCGTAGACTCGCCCTCGATTGTAAGCGCAATGGCGAGGGTGGAAGGACAGGTGAGGGCTGAGGGAATGAGGGAACGAAGGCAGTTGTCGGAGCTGATAGCGCAGGTGCCGGAGAACATGGCGGAGTTGCCGTAGGTAATGCCGTGGGGCATGGGCATAGGCGTGTATCGTGGGTGACTTCTCAGCTACCGCTAAGGCGTTAATGTCGCGCTACCTGCGCGGGGACAAGGGTGTAAACATCATCCTTGAAGCTAATCCTATTAGGCTCGGTACCGACGCAACCGAGACGCTATTTGCCTCCGTCAGTGCGGCAGACCATAGCGGCGCTGCCAAGCCGTGTCTGCCCCGCCTACAACTAAGCCAACTACGTCAGCGCAGTTACAACCCACGATGGGGGAGTTTGCGCCCCGGCGATATCTACAACTTCGCGTTATTCAATACCCCTAACATCGGCTTTGGCGGGTTTACGATTGCCAATGCCGACAACGGCGCCGACTCGTGGGATACCGACTACAACTGGCAGAGCGCGGAGTGCAAGTTGGTAATTGGTGAACGGCATGGCGCGTATACAGCGTTTGAGGATTTGTGGCACTTTATCGTGCGCGGCGACCCAGATACGCAAATACATGGGGTGCTCGCCTTCCGCGATGTGAAGTTAGGGATTGTGGATTTCAACCAGCCAGTACAAACCGCGACCGTGGCCCAAACCGACCGGCTAGCGCCACTGGTATATGGCTCGTGTCAGCATGTGCGCCCTGAGCTACTCAATGCCTCAACGTCACAATACGTTATAGCCAGCGCACGGGGGCTAGTCGATAATAACTTTATCGTCTACGAAGGCGGTAGCATCGTAACCAGCCACGGCACCAAGGACGCCGCTAATGGACGATTTACGTTTGACGACCCACCCGCCTATGATTTGTCGGTTCGTGCATTTAGTACACACGCGACGCCGCGAAGACTGGTTAAGGAGGCGTTTGCGGATCTGCTGACGGACTTCGGCGTAACGTCTAACTTAGTTGGCACGGGCCTCTCCCTTACCACCGGGGGCGTGTACGTCAGCCAAGACCATAACTTCCGGATCGGTCAGGCGCTTAGCTTGATGCTAGGGCCGAAGGGTATCTGGTGGGTGGACGCCGACGGCTCACAAGTGTCCTTCACCATCGTCCGTCCGCCAGAACACGAGAGCACGGGCGCTGATTTCTTGGCAGCCGACATCTCGACCATGCGCCGCATTGCGGTGATCCCGCCCATAACCCAGCACCGCCTGCTTATTTCTAAATACTGGGACCCTCCGGCTACGACCATAATCCAAGACGCCTCTTTGATAGCTAGATTTAGGGCGGGCGGTATTTGGCGTGAGATTGCTGCCGTCCATACCGACTACCCCGACGCTATCTCAGTGACCACCGACACATCTTTTGGCGGAACCTACGGATCGAGCACTGGCGACCTCCCCGACCTCTTTGACACCCCCCGCTCCATCTACCGCATAACCCTCACCCCTCTCCGCCCCCTCGACGCTTGGATAGGTGACTACATCTCCGTCACCACCCCCAAGCTCCCTGGTTTCTCGACCGCCAAAAACCTACTCGTAGTCGGCGTAGAACTCGACTTCCCGCGACGCCGGGTTGTGCTGGACGCATTCGGATAAACGGTATACGAGATACGAGATACGACATACGACATACGACATACGAGATACACGATACGAGGTACGCAATACGTGGCTAGAATACGATTCTCCTACGACAACCTAATCGAGCGCGATGGCGTAATCTTAACGGGCGGTACCATCGACGCCGCCTATCCGCTCTCGAATCTAGCCGAATACCACCCGTCAGCGCGCACTCGTCTAACCGACATGACAGACAGCTTCGTGCGAGCCCAGTTCAACCCGCCCGAGCCGTATGATCTAGTAGCGGTCCTGGATCACAACGCGAGCCCCCACCGCAACCTGCTCCAGTATTCGGGCGAGGTGGGAGACAACCCGACCGAATGGGTAAAAACGAACTCCACCATTGCTCAAATCAACGTGACTACGCCGGAACTCGATGGCCAAGTCGAACGCTTCATTTGTGCGAACGCGGGATCGCTTACGCGGTACGTCCAAAACACGCGCACGCTAGAGGGTTACACAACCGACCGCGCTTCGGCAGTGGCGCAGACGTTTACCGCCGAGGTCTCTCTAAAACAGCAGGCCGCAGGCCGCCATGCACGATTGATTGTCCTCGGTACTTCGGGCGATGCCAGAGCGGTTGTGAACCTCAACGATGGCACTCTTACAAGCTCTGCCGCTACTGGGAATTTTAGTGATATATCAGCAACCGTGACGCCCATCGGGACGTTCCATAAAGTAGTCTCTACCTTCACGGTAGCTGCCGCAGAAACAAGCCTAGAGTTCAGAATCCAAGCCCTAGATTCGGACTTTAACACAGCGTTTGATTCGACTAGCGGCTGGTTCTTCTTCTCTTCTCCAGCGCTTATCAGAGCCGGATCGAGTGAGCGCTACGACCTCACCCTCGCGGGTGCAAGTGGTGGGCTATGGAAAGTCAAGAGCAACGAGACGGCGGCAATCATCCCGACGAGTGTTGGGCCGGATGCTGATTCTAGCTGGCTCCACATGGCACAGAGCGCGAATCCAAAACCGTTGAGCGATGCCCTCGGTACGCTCTCGTGCTATGCGGTCGTAACACGGCGATCATCGGAGTTCTTACTGATCGAACTCCACGATCCCGACAACGTTGCAACCGAGATCGACATCGGGGCACTATGGGCGGGGCGTTCGTGGCAGCCCGCGCTAGACCTACAGCCGGGATGGCAACTGGTAGCCGACCAAGATACCGGGATGCTCAATCTCTCGGGTACGCTCGAATCCCTTACCGCCGCCGAATACTATGGCGAAGTCGTACCTATGGGGCTTAACGCCCGTGTGG